AACTCACCCTGTCCATCAGTTCGTCGAGGGTGTCCTTTCGCTTCTGAGCCTTGATGTCTGCCAACAGCATCATCTGTTTGAGAGCCTTTCCGCTCACATTGGAAAGCCCCTTCATGTTGTCGAAGTCGATGTTGGGCGTGAATGTCTTTGTGAGGATATGCTTTTCCAGCCACTCCAGCTCCTGTTTCTTGCTCTCGGGTGCGCTGTCCCATGTGAGGTAGTGGGCCACGTCTTTGGTGTTCGTGCCGGGCTTTGCAACGAGAGTCTTGTTCTCATCGTCCTTTTTCGGCATAGATTTGATGATGTCAGCATCGACGATGAATTTCGGGTCGCTGAAATAATCGTTGGTATCTGCAGTCCGTGAACCAACGTATTCCTCTCGCTCGATGAGACGCTGTGCGCCCGCCCACTCTTTTTCCTGCTGGAGCAAGATGACGGGTATTTTCCCGATAGGGTTCTCTTCGGGTGTTACCTCCCAGCCTGTCAGCACCTGCTTGCAGCGGTATATCATATCAGCCGTGAAGATGTCAAAGTGATATGAGCTTTCCGATGCGCTGTCCTTGACGTGGTAGCCCCAGGCAAACGAAACGAGGTTCTCATACAAGTCCCAGCGGGCGTATATCTCATCGCCCTTGCTTGCTGCCAGCACCCTAATCTGACAATCGGGGTTTCCCTCTCTGTCCTTGAACACGCGGAACAGCATCGCAGCTTCTGTTTCAGAGCCTGCAAGGCGTTTCCATTGTCTCACCTTAGAGTTGAAGCGGGTAGACTTGATGAGCTTGTTGTACGCGTTGAATGCGTCATCTGTGCCCTCGCTCGTCTGTGCCCACTTGACAGGTCGCCCGAAGATGAACACAAGCGCAATCTCATTGATATATACAGGATAGCCAACGGGCAGCTTCCATCGCTTGACGGAGCCTGTTCGCTTGCCATCCTTGTCTCTGAGAATCTTGTCGGGGCGATTGAGTATATTGTGCGTTTCCGTGTCATACTCAGCACGCGCGATGTCCACCTCATCCTTGTTGCTGGTGAACAGTTGTTTTACTCGCCCAATGTCCTTGTTGGCAATGAGCTGTTCGAACTCTTGGTTTCGGCCAGCTACCGCGAATAGGTAGTTCGTGACCATCTGCAAAATTCCTGCCATTGTTGGTTTATTTTTAGAAGTTAAAACATATCGTCTACATATTCGGGTACCTCGAAGCTGTCATTTAGGTGATAGTCGATGGCATAGCCGAGGATATCTACATATTCATCGTGTGCCTTGGTCGGGAAACCGCACACCTCATCTATGAACTCTTCATTCCAATCTCCCTCAACAATCCACACGCGCCCGCACTCAATCTTCGGACTGACAGCGTGAAGCCTTGTGGCCTTGCTGTCTTTTGGCGGCGGTGTCTCAACCACGTTGAGGTCTGTCGTGGCCATGAGCTGCTGGACGATGCTCTTTCCGTTGGCCTTTGGCTCGATGCGCAACGTGCTCTCACTCGAATAGTCGTTGGCGTAGAGATATTCGGGTAGGAACGCCAGCAGTTCGGGGAAGTCTTTCCACACTTTTTTAGCGTTATATATGTACAGGTTGTTGCCAATCTTACAGGTCGCTATAATGCCCGACGGGTCATTGTCGCTCTTCTGTTTCCTTTCCTCATACGCGCTGTCGAGAAAGAAGTGTATCGGTTCCCTAAAGCGCAAGGCTCGGAAGTCAGCCCAGCTGATATGCTTGAACCATGCTTCCTTGACGATGTTACCTCCAGCTGCCGTCGGGGTCTGTCCGTACTGACCTGCGTAGCCGCGTGAACCGAGGTCTATCTTCGCTTCCTCCAGCACAGCGCGGCTCAGACGAACGGGGTCTAACAGCCCATCGACATATCGGGCGCGTAGATCTGCGGGCTTCACGTCCTCACAATCTTCTGCTGGTAGGCATATATGTCGAATATTCTCACCCTTTCGCTTCAACAGGTAGCCTGTCACGTCCTCTTCATGCAATCGCTGCATGATGGTGACAACAGGTGTGTTCGCCTTATCCACCTTACGGCTGGATAGCGTCTTTGTATGCTCGTTGGCAGCGATGCGCATCTGGTCGCTCTCTGCCTGCTTCGGGTTCTGCGGGTCATCGTTGATGATGATGTGTGCATGGAAGCCCGTAATCGTTGCGCCCGTAGATGTGGCGTACCTGTAGCCCGTGGCGGTGTTCTCGTAGTTCTGTTTACCCGATTTGTCACGCCTTATCTGAATATTCGGGAAGAGTTGCTGGAACTTGTCGCTCTGTATGATGTCCTTTGACTTCGTGGCGTGTTCAATACTCAGACCTCCCGAATAGGAGTTGGTAATAATACGGATGGTCGGGTCATTGCACCACAACCATACGGGCCACATGATGGTGACGATGGTCGATTTGGTCGTGCCGGGCGGTATGTTGATGATGAGGTCATACGGTTTCGGCTGTCGGTTTATGATGCACACCGACAGCTTCTCCAGCTCTTCACACAGGTAAGGGATATGCCAGTTAAAGACAGGCTTTTCCTTGATGATAACGTCCCAAAACGTCTGAACAAAGAAAAAGAACTTCCTGCTGCACTCATCCGCGACAACCTGTAGGGCCAGCTCTGCATAATCGACCCTGCGCGTCATTCGTCTTTGCGGTTCAATATGTCTGTTCCGATGGCGAGCAATGCTTCCCGCTGTTCGGGTGTCAGCTTGGTAAGGTCTACCTGTTCATGCTTGATGAGGTCTTGGCCGTCCCTTCCTACCAGCTCACGACGCTCCACGTAGCCCCTGTCCTTCATCTGTGTCTTGGCGTAGAAGATGAGCATCGAGGTGTCACCGTCTTTCATCTTCTTTAGGATGAGGGCTTCCGCACCGTCTTTCTGTATCTCCTTGATGTCATCGCACCTCTCAGCGAACTCCTTGTCCTCATCGCGCCAGCGGTAGTATGTCGGCCTGCTGATATTGGCTTTACGGCAAGCTGTCGCAACCATGCCGGCAGACTTTTCAAGTATGCCGAGAAACTCTTCCTTTGCTTCCGCTATACGGTCAGCGATGATTTTGTTGGCAACCTCTGCTCCGAGCTTTCCAGCTTCGGACATGCTCATCTTCTCTTTATCTTCCATGATGTCACAGCTTTGGGTTTTCCTTTCTGTCTCTGTCTGCGAGGTCTCGCATCATATCCAGCGACACAGCGCGGTAAGTGCGCTGCTTTGGGTCGCCAGCTATCAGTATCTCGTATATACGCTTCACAACCTTGTCTGAGTGTGCGGGGAGCAGCTTCGCGTATAGACGCTTGGCCACGTCGTAGCCGGGGAAGTCAGACGGTGACTTGGCGGCATCGAGCATGGCTTTGTTCAACCGCTCACGCTCGTTGTGCTCGTTTCCGAAAGCCTTGTCCTGTTTGCTGGAACGGAACATTTCGGTGTCCCAATAGAGCATAACGAGGTCGGCATTAGGCTCACGCTTGATGATGCGCTCATACAGGTCGGGATAGAACTCCAGCACCTTGGGCAACGTCTTGATGGTGTCGATGCTGAAGAACTGCGAGATACGCAGCTTATTGAGGGGAACACCCACCTTGTAGAGATACAGGTAGGTGACGGGGATATTCAGCCCACGGGTCTTGACATACAGCCATACGTCGTTATCCCGCCAATCATAGAGCGGGTAAACGAACTTGTCAGCGTTCCTCATCGAAGCGACTACACCACGACGCTGGACGCTCTCAGCCATTCGGATGCCTACCATCGTGGGTATCTTATTCCACACCTTGCGTCCGAACTCCTGATACGACATTCCCATTTTGAACTGCGCATGGTTGGTGATGGCAAACTTGGGCTTCTGTCTTACCCACACGCTTTCCTTGCCCGGCTCCCAGCAGATGAATGTCTCATCGTTGGCCAGCTTGTTACAGCAGTTGAAGTGTTTGATGGGCAGACAGAACCAATAGAACTTGGCACCGAGAGACATGAACTTGCCCCGCCATTCCATCGCAATCTGCTCACAATCGGGGTAGATGGCTTCCTCATCGAAGAAGATTACCATGAGACGGGAAAAGGCGATGCCGTATTTCTGCATCGTCTTGACAACCATGTCGGACAGGCAAATGCTGTCTTTTCCGCCCGAAAAAGACAGACAGACGTTCTTGTGTCTGTTGAAACACTCCAATATACGCCTTTCTGCCGCCTGTACGACGTTTATTTCAGCTTCCTTGATAAACATAACGTCTTAGCCTTTTC